GTGGTTCCGAAAGGACGGTAATCAGTGTCGCTACTATAGTCAGTGGCGTGACTTTCATCGCTTGCGTTTATATGCTCGTGGTGAACAGCCTGTTCAGAAGTATAAAAATGAACTTGCAATAGACGGAGATTTGTCATACTTGAATCTCGATTGGACTCCTGTGCCTATTCTTCCAAAGTTTGTTGATATTGTTGTAAATGGTATGAGCGATCGCTTATTTAAAGTGAAGGCTTATGCGCAAGATGCAATGTCTCAATCAAAGCGAAGTAAGTATCAAGACATGGTTGAAGGTCAGATGGCCGCCAAAGATGTGCTTACAACTATTCAAGAAGAAACAGGTGCGAATCCTTTTATGATGGACCCTGATGAACTTCCTGAAACAGACGAAGAACTTTCATTATACATGCAGCTTAACTATAAGCCTGCAATTGAGATAGCGGAAGAAGAGGCAATCAATACAATATTTGACGAGAATCATTATCAGGATACACGAAAGCGTATTGATTATGATTTAACAGTAGTTGGTATTGGTGTTGCAAAGCATGAGTTCCTTCCCGGAGCAGGTGTTCAGGTATCATACGTTGATCCTGCAAACATTGTATATAGCTACACAGAAGATCCTTTCTTCCAAGATGTATTTTATTGGGGTGAGATTAAAACACTTCCAATAACTGAATTACTTAAGATTGATCCAACACTTACTCGTGAGCAGTTGCAAGAAATTTCAATGTACTCACAGAGTTGGTATGATTACTATAATGTAGCGCAATTTTACGAGAACAGTTTGTTCTATCGTGATACAGCAACCCTTCTTTATTTCAACTATAAGAGCACCAAGAAAATTGTATACAAGAAAAAGATTCTTGACGGTGGTGGCTCAAGAATGATTGAGAAGGATGAAACATTTAACCCTCCAACTGAAATGATGGAGGAAGGTAATTTTGAAAAGATTGAGAAGACCATCGATGTATGGTATGATGGTGTCATGGTAATGGGAACCAACATCTTGCTTAAGTGGAAGATGGCTGAGAACATGGTGAGACCAAAGTCAACTTCTCAACATGCACTGCCGAATTATGTAGCAGTTGCACCAAGAATGTACAAAGGTGTTATCGAGTCGCTTGTGCGCAGGATGATACCATTTGCAGACTTGATTCAATTGACTCACTTAAAACTACAACAAGTTATTGCACGCACTGTTCCTGATGGGGTATTCATTGATGCCGATGGTCTCAATGAGGTTGACCTTGGTACGGGTCAGGCATATAATCCTGAAGATGCGTTACGTCTTTACTTCCAAACGGGTAGCGTTATAGGACGCAGCTATACCCAAGATGGAGATTTTAATAACGCTCGTATACCTATTCAGCAGCTTACCTCAAATTCAGGCGCAGCTAAAACGCAGATGCTGATAGCAAATTATAACCACTACCTCGATATGATCAGGTCTGTGACCGGTCTTAACGAAGCAAGAGATGGCTCTATGCCTGACCCTAACTCATTGGTAGGGGTCCAAAAGCTTGCAGCACTTAACTCCAATACGGCTACACGCCACATTCTTGAAGGAGGCCTATTTGTATACAGGTCGCTTGCTGAGGCCCTTACCTACCGTGTTGCTGACATTTTAGAATACGCAGACTTTAGAGATGACTTTGCCAACAAAATTGGCAAGTACAACGTATCCCTCCTTAATGACATTAAGGACCTATATATCTACGACTTTGGTATATTTATTGAGATCTCTCCGGATGAAGAGCAAAAAGCTCAGCTCGAGGCGAACATTCAGATGGCTCTTTCTAAAGGAGACATCAACCTTGAGGATGCTATTGACATCAGAGAGATTAAGAACCTTAAGCTTGCCAATCAATTATTGAAGGTTAAGCGTGTCAAGAAGCAGGAGAGAGAGGAAAAGATGGCTATGCAGAAGCAGGCTATGATGGCTCAGCAACAAATGCAGTCTCAGCAAATGGCAGCTCAGGCGGCTATGCAAAAGATTCAATTGGAGTCCCAATCAAAGATGCAGCTTAAGCAGGCTGAGGTGGCGTTCGATATTGAGAAGCTCAAGGCAGAAGCTGATATGAAGCGTATGCTAATGAATGAGGAGTTCCAATACCAAATGCAGATAGCCGGTATCAAGGAGTCTTCGCTCATGTCTCGTGAGGATATGAAGGAGATGGCTAAGGATAAGAGGGTGAGCATGCAAAATACACAGCAATCTAAGCTGATCAACCAAAGAAAGAATAACCTACCTCCGATGAATTTTGAGTCGAATGAGGATACTCTTGATGGGTTTGATTTAGCGGAGTTTGAACCTCGTTAAAATAATATGTATTTTTTGTATAAATTTGTATCAAATTAAATCTAATTAAATGGAAATCAAAGTACGTGCCCTTGATGGCATAGAAGAAAAAAGCGTTCAGCAGATAGAAGAAGAGCTTCTTAAAAAGCATGAACAGGAGATGAATGGTGAGGGTGTTGATTCAGGGGTTAAAATTGATACCTCTGCTATTGACAAGAATGAAGGCCAACAACAGCAAGAGCCGGAAGGTGGCCAAGATGATGATGAAGAGTTATCAGAAGAAAAAGTTCTTTCATATATTGGAAAGCGTTATAACAAGCAAATCAATTCATTTGATGAGTTGATGGCCGAGCGTCAGGAGAGTGATCCACTCCCTGAAGATGTGGCTGCTTACATGAAGTACAAGAAGGATACGGGCCGTGGGTTCGAGGACTTTCTTCAATTGAAGAAGGACTTTGACGCAATGAACCCTGATCAGTTACTTCGTGAATATCTTTCGACTACCCAACAGGGCCTTGACGATGAAGACATTGATACCCTCATGGAGGATTACTCCTATGACGAGGAGATCGATGATGAGTCAAGGGTCAAGAAGGTAAAGATCGCAAGGAAAAAGGCTATAGCGGAAGCCAAGAACTTCTTTAATTCTCAAAAGGAAAAGTATAAGATTCCCCTTGAGTCAAGTGGGATGGGACTTTCTGAACAAGAGAAGGAAGAGTACGAGGCATACCGTCAATATACGCAACAGGCCAAGACTGCACAGGAAGAAGCGGATCGAAAGCGTAAATGGTTTGATCAAAAATCAGATGATGTCTTTAGTAAAGACTTCAAAGGTTTTGAGTTCGACCTTGACGAAAAGAAACTCGTGTTCAATCCCGGTTCAGCAGCAGAGCTCAAAAAGATTCAGTCAAGTCCAATGAACTTTATTAACAAGTTCTTAGATGAGAATGGTCTTATGAAGGATGCGGCAGGATACCACAGGGCTTTGGCGATGGCGATGAATCCCGACAAGTTTGCTAAGTTCTTTTACGAACAAGGTAAATCTGATGCAACGGATAGTGAGCTGCGAAAAATCAAGAACATAAATATGTCTGAGCGCAGAGCACCTGAAGTTACAAACAAGGGTGGAATGCAGGTGAAATCGGTGACACCGGACTCAGGAAAGAGTCTAAAAATCCGAAGCATCAAAAAAATATAAAATTTAAAATTTAAAAAAAATGGCTGTTTTAAACAATCCCGGCTATCAGCTTCAGCCAAGTGCGGAGCAGGTGCCATTATCGACTAACTATATTACCAACTTCAACTTCTTGAATCAGTATCTTCCTGATACTTATGAGAAAGAATTTGAGCGTTACGGTAATCGTACTGTAGCATCTTTCCTCCGTATGGTAGGTGCTGAAATGCCTTCTAACTCAGACATGATTAAGTGGGCTGAACAAGGTCGTTTGCATACTAAGTATGTAAACTGTGACTCATCTGCTGCTGCTGCTGCAGATACTGCTACTATCACTGTAAGTGATGCTAACGTAAGTGGTATCGCTATCCGTGTTGGTCAGACTGTTTACATCTCTGACAATGCTACCGGCCTTTCTAACAAAGGTATCGTTACTGCGGTTAACACCACAGCAGGTACTTTTGACGTAGCTTACTACGAAGCAGGTGGACAGACTTTCTCAGGAACTGCTGTTCTTTCTGTATGGATTTACGGTTCTGAGTTCAAAAAAGGTACCAATGGAATGATTGGTTCTTTGGAAGCAGAAGATGAAATCTTCGACAACTCTCCAATCATCATCAAGGACAAATACGCTGTAAGCGGTTCTGACATGGCTCAGATTGGATGGGTAGAAGTAACAACTGAAAACGGTGCTACCGGATACCTTTGGTATTTGAAGAGTGAGCACGAGACTCGCCTTCGTTTCGAGGACTACCTTGAGACTGCAATGATCGAGGCTGTTCCTGCTGAAACAGGTTCAGGTGTTGCTACTCAAACTGCAAATAGCCAAGTTGGTAACAAAGGTTCTGAAGGTATCTTCTACGTTGTTAACAGTCGTGGTAACGTATGGGGTGGTGGTAACCCAACTACTCTTGCTGACTTTGACAGCATCATCTCTCGTCTTGACAAGCAAGGTTCTATCGAAGAGAACGTAATCTTCGTTAACCGTGCCTTCAGCTTTGACATTGACGATATGTTGGCTGCTCAAAACAGCTACGGTGCAAACGGTACATCTTATGGTTTGTTCGACAACGATAAGGATATGGCGTTGAATCTTGGTTTCACAGGCTTCCGCAGAGGTTACGACTTCTACAAGTCTGATTGGAAATACTTGAACGACCCAACCATGCGTGGTGGATTACCTACAGGTGCACAAGCTGCAGGTACTGTTACAGGTCTTTTGGTTCCTGCCGGTTCAACTACCGTGTACGACCAAATCATGGGCAAGAACGCTAAGCGTCCTTTCTTACACGTACGCTACCGTGCTTCTGAAACAGAAGATCGTAGATACAAGACTTGGATCACAGGTTCTGCCGGTGGTGCTCAAACAAGCGATCTCGATGCAATGGAGGTTAACTTCCTTTCTGAGCGTTGCGTTTGTACTTTGGGTGCTAACAACTTCGTGTTGTTCCGTTACGGTTCATAAGCAATCAATCAATAAAGGGTGGAGGCTATTAAAAGCCTCCCCCTTATTTTAAATTTAATCAAATCAAAATCTAATGAAACAGAAATTAGTTCCTGCTGACAGGATATATAAGCTTAAAGGGGAAGTAGCCCCCCTCTCTTACACTTTACCATCAAGAAATACAAGAAGATACCCACTGCTTTGGTTTGACGAGCAGAACAATGTGAACAGACCACTCAGATATGCGGTTAATCAAAAGACCGCATTTGAGGATGAGCAAGACGGGAATGCAATTGTGGAGCCGGTTATATTCGAGAATGGGTTTTTAAGTGTACCAAAGACAAACCCTGTATTACAGGAGTTCTTGTACTACCACCCTTTAAACGGTAGGACATTCGTAGAGGTAGACCATGAGAAAGACGCTGCAAAAGAAGTAGAGAGTTTGAGTGCTGAGGTGGATGCCTTGATTCAAGCTCGTCAGCTTAGCCTTGAGCAGCTTGAAACTGTATCAAGAGTGCTGTTTGGAAAAGACCCAAGCAGATTTACAACTGCAGAATTAAAGAGAGACGTATTGGTATTTGCCAAGAAAGACCCAAAAGGATTCCTCAATGTACTTGAGGACCCTACCTTAAGACTTCAAGCAAATGTCCATGTGTTCTTTGAGAATAAATTATTGACTTTTAGGAATGGTCAGAAAGAGGTTTGGTTTAACACAGGATCAAACAAGAAGAAGATGGTAACTGTTCCTTATGGTCAAGACCCTTACTTTACCGTGGCAGAGTTCCTTAAATCAGACGAAGGAATAGACGCTTTAAAGATGCTTGAGAACAATATTATTTAGGTTCATAGGTTAATCGTAGGTTTATGAAGAGGGTATTTTTATACCCTCTTTTTTTGTTTATCTTTGTAAAAAGCATATAATGATAAATTCCGTAAGAAATACCGTGCTGTCTATTCTTAATAAGAATAACTACGGGTATATATCACCATCAGACTTCAACCTGTATTCAAAGCAGGCTCAGTTTGAGGTATTTGAGGAGTACTTCTCAGAATATAATAAGACCATAACTATGGAGAATGCCCGTCAATCGGGTACGTCTTATGCTGACTTAAGGAAGCCTATAGAGGAAGCCATGGAAGTATTTGCAGTTACATCTACATTGACACAGGTTGCACCTGCTACTAATAGATTCTTTCTTCCATCTTCTACGACAACAGGATTTGACTACTTTATGATTAACAAGATCTTGTGTTATGACGCATCTGTTAGTCCAAGAGTATTTAAAGGAGAAGCTGAGAAGGTAACGCATACGCACATTACGATGCTAATCACATCAAACCTTACCGCACCAACAGAACAATATCCGGCATATACACAAGAGGGTGGTATACTTACGGTTTACCCATCAACAATAAATCTTCCTAACGAGGTTGATTCAAATTATTTTAGGTACCCAAAAGATCCAAAATGGACGTATATTACACTTGCAAATGGAGAGCCTGTGTTTGATCAATCTCAAGCAGATTATCAAGACTTTGAGATTCCTCTCGAAGATGAGTATAAGCTTGTATCAAAAATACTTCAATACGCAGGAATGTCCATACGTGAGATAGCGGCTGTTCAATTTGGCGGTGCTGAAGAACAAAAACAATCGCAATAATTATGGCATACATTAGTCAATACCAATATTACGAAAACGGTGGTAATCAACCGGAGGATGCTAATTGGGGATCATACCAATACGTAAGCCTGTTTGATATTGTCAATAACTTTTTGTTGATGTATTCGGGGAACCATTCTCTTGTCAACAATGAAGAGCGTTATAAAATTTTGTTCCACGCAAAACGTGCTGTGCAAGAATTAAACTATGATGCTTTTAAAGAATTGAAAGTGTTAGAGCTTACTGTTACTGACAGACTTCAGTATGTATTACCATCCGACTATGTGAATTGGGTAAGAGTAAACCTTTATAAAGATGGTTACCTTAGACCGCTTACAGAAAATATTCAAATACTTTCTTCGCTTGCTTACTTGCAAGATCAAACGGGAAAGATATTGTTCGACCAAAATGGAAACGCATTGTCCCCTCAATTCTCAGAGATTGACTTACAGCGTTTGGATGGCACCAAGAAGAGTATATACCTTAATCCGCAAAGTACATACAACGGACAGTACGGATGGAATATAGATGGAGTATGGTATTTTGAATATGGTCTTGGTGAAAGATATGGTCTTAACACAGAGACAGCAAACTTTAACCCAACCTTTGCAATCGACAAGAGATCAGGAGTAATTAATTTTAACTCTGACATGTATGGTCAGTCTGTTATTCTTGAGTACATCTGTGATGGAATGGAGAATGGTGATGATAGCAAGGTTAGCGTAAACAAGTTGTTTGAAAAATATATTTACGCTTACATTCAATACGAGATACTTAATTCAAAGCTTGGTGTACAAGAGTACATCGTAGCTCGTGCTCGTAAAGAAAAATCGGCTTTACTTAGGAACGCAAAAATCAGAATGAGTAACATTCATCCGGGTAGACTTCTTATGAATCTACGTGGTATGGACAAGTGGTTAAAATAATATGGCAAATATTACACGTAATTTTATAGCAGGTAGAATGAATAAATCTCTCGATGAGAGGATTATTCCAAATGGAGAATACATTGATGCACTCAATATTCGCATGGGCTCTACTGAGCAATCAGAAATTGGTGTAGTAGAAAACACTAAAGGTAACGTACAACTTACTACCCTTAAGTATATTGATGGAACGCCATTAAGCTCATCTGCAA